TCGAGCAGCGCGTCCTGCACGACGGTGGTCAGCAGCCCAGGGACGGCGACCTGGCCGGGGCCCAGCGCATAGACGAAGCGATCCAGGGCGGCCTTGACGCTGTCGGCGTCGACGGTGTTGTCGTCGGTGCCGCCGGTCAGGGTGACGGCGGCCACGGGCGCCATCGGGCCGGTGGTGTAGACAAGATCGATGTAGTCCGAGCTGGCTTCCGCCCAGTCGACGGCGGCCTGCGGGCTGGCGGTGTTGAACGCCGGGGAACGTTCGACGTCGGTGCCGTCGTAGGCGACGACGATCTGGACCTGCCCGGCGGTGCCGCCGACCGGCTGCTCGGCGCGGACAGCGATGTCGTTGCCCCATGCGCCGGCGCTGTCGGCGTTGACGGTGAACGGCGCGAGCGTCGCGGTGGCGACGGTGGCGTCCGGGCCGCTGATCGCCGACACGTACAGCACGGAGCCGCCCTCGATGAAGTACGCGCTCACCGAGTCGTAGAGCAGCGACGCGTCGCTCCTGTCACCGAACTTGTCGGTGTACTCGGACAGTGAGCGGACCTTGACGGCGCTGCCGGGGGCTCGTTGCGCGACGCCGGCGAAGAACGCCTGCCCGGAGTCGAGGATCGCGTTCCCGGAGGGGGCGTCCTCGACAAGCTCAACAGTGACACCTGGGCGTGGCAGCGCTCAGCCCTCCTCTTGTGCGGCTTTGAGGTCAGCGGCCTTGACGTCGGTGACCTTGCCTTCGTCGGTCAGCCGCTTGACCTGGTCCTTGTCGGCGTCCGACGGGATCTCGCCGCCGGGTTCGACGACGGTGGTGCCGAGCAGCTCGGCGTGACGGCCGGTGAGGATCTTCGGCATTCAGGGCTCCTTGTCGACGTCGACGAGGACGTCGGTGGCGGTCGGCCACGCCGGCGCGACCGGCGCCGGCGGCTGTGGCGGGATCAGCGGGTCCAGTGGGCCGAGGCCCTGCTGCAGGACTTCGGCGACGGTGATGGCGACTTCGACACGCCCGACGCAGACGGTGCGGTCGTCGACGGAGTCAAGGACGTCGTAGCGCTCGTCGCGCCAGTCGACGCGTATCACCTGGATGGCGGTGTCCATGCCGGGGTCCTGCTGCTGCTGGATGACGCAGGCGCGGACCGCGGCGGCATACCAGCGTGCGAGCTCGAGGGCGCGGCGGTTGGGGGCGGCCGCGACCTCGACGCCGATCTGCACCTGCCAGGTGGCGGCGAAGTAGCCGCCGCCGTCGGCCTGCGGCGGGTCGGTCAGGCCCGGGGAGCCGATCATCACGCACGGCAGCTGGTCCTCGGGGAACTTCTCGATCTCCGAGGAGCGCACCACGGACCGCGGCAGCGGCAGCGTCCCCGGTTCCAGGTCGTTGTTGCGTTCGATCTCGTAGAGGTAGGTGGCGAACCAGCGGGCCAGGATGACCTCCACGTGGTTCTCAAGGTCGGCGGCGGTGACGAGCGGCCCGAAGACGCTGGCGGTCATGTCTGCTCGAGCTCCTCTCGGACCCGCTGTGCCCCGTTGCGCGCGATCGCCGAGGTGTTGATCCGCGGCGGCCTGGCGCGCATGTTCTTGGTGCCACCGAAGACGAACCGGCCGTAGAAGAGGGTGGTGCCGAGGTTGAACCCGGTGTCGTAGATGTCGCGCAGCTGGTCGCCGCCGCCGTAGAGCGACCTGGTCAGGTGGCCGGTGCGGTTGTGGTGGGTGGGGCGGATCTGGCGTTCGGCGAAGTCGGCGATGTCCTCCATCGCCGGCTTGAGCTTGACGCTGCGGTCGGCCTTGGCTTTCAGGGCACGGACGACCTGCTCGTCGCCGTCGATCGTCACGGTGGTCGCCACGGCTAGGGCACCTGGTCGAGGTCGCGCTGCCACCAGTCGTACGGCCAGCAGCCGACGCTGCACGGCTGGGCGGGAGTGCAGACGTCGTAGACCCGCCAGGACGCCTCGCTGCCGTCGCCGTCGGGGAGGTTGCCCTGCTGGCAGTCCTTAACGCCCTGGATGAGCGCGTCGGTTTCTGCGCGCAGCTGCTCGTACTGCGACCGGCCGGACTCGACCTGCTCGGGCCAGTAGCCCTTCTCGATGATGCACGCCGCCTCGAAGCAGACGGCGATCGCGAACATGTCCTGGCAGGCGGCGACCGGGTGGCCGACGTGGGCGGCCATCACCGTCTCGGCGATGGCGATGGTCTCCTGCACCTGCTCGAGTGTCGGCCGAGTCTCGTCGGTCCATTCGCCGACCTCGCTGCCGGCCGAGTCCTTGGTGCGGGCGCGCAGAATCGCCGCCACCGTCTGCGGCGTGGCGAGTGTGGGTTCCGTGGCCACGCGCCCGCACCCCTCCCGTCTACGCGGTCCAGTCGGCGAACTCGAACGGCGCGACTGGTGCGTCGGACTCGGGCGAGATCGGCTGGCCGATCGCGACGCCCAGCCGGATGTAGCAGCGCATCGCGGTCAGGTCGTCCTGGAAGGCGTTGGCGATGATCGCACCGGTGCCGTCCTGGATGACCGCCTCCTCGGACATGTCGAAGGTGATGTCCTCGCGGACCCCGACGAGCAGGTAGTTCCAGTCGCCAACGAGCGCGTCGCCCTTGCTGGAGTCCCAATCCGGGGTGCGGATGACCGGCCAGCCATAGATCTGGTTGGCGGGAGCCTGGTCGGGTAGGGCCTGCGCGGCCCGGTATGCCTGCCGTAGCGCGGTGCCGATCAGCGACGAGGCCGCGATCCCGTTCGGCGTTGCGCCACCGGCTTCGACCGAGGCGGCGGCGTTGTCGATGGCTTCGATCGCGTCGGCGCCGGTCGCGGCGGCCCCCGCGAGTCCGGCGATCCCGCCGGCCGGGAACGCGGCGGGCGCGGCGGTCCCGAACAGGACGGCGGCGTCGATCGCCTCGGCGATCGCGCCGGCGACCAACGGCCGAACCTGCTCCCAGACTGGGTAGCCGGCGTCGTTGAGGAACGCGTTGGGCAGCGCGAGCACGCAGGCGCATTCCTCGGCCTGCACGTTCTGGGCGGTCCACTCGACCTTGGTGGCGGGCTTGCGGCCGCCGTAGCGCGGGTTGACCCACCCTGCCACCGGGAGGAAGGACACGATGGGGATGGACACCAGACCCGACGGCATGGTCAGGTTGCGACCGAGGGCCAGGACAGCGGATTGACGTTCGGTGACTTGCAGGATCTCCCGAGCCATCGCGCGGGGGATCAGGTTTTCGTAGACGTTCGCCACGGGAGCTCCCTCCCTCTGTGAGGGGGAAGTGGGTGTCCCGGGCGTTCCCGACGTCTCCGGCTTATGGGCGCGCCGCGTGCGGCTCCCGGCCGCCAGGCGTCACGCAACTGCGCAATGTACTACCGGCGACGGATCTGCGAGCGGATCCAGTCGTCGGGGGTCTGCTCACGCCGCCCGGACGGTGGCTGCGACCGTCCGCCCTGCGTGACGAGCCCGCCTTCTGTGGCGCCGTTGCCGGCGGGCGCGGCGAGGTAGTCGCGGTCCTTGATCAGCTGCTCGAGCGCATCGTCGACGGTCTTGTCGTCGGCGTCGGGTTTGAGCGTGGCGCCGAGGTGCAGCACCGCGTCCTCGGGGTCGCGCAGCTTGCCGGCGGCCCGGACTCGCAGCCGGTTCTGCAGCCGCTCGGTTGCGAACTCCGACGTCAGTCGCGCGCGTTCGGCCTCGACGGCCTCGCGGATCGCCTTCTCCTGGTCGGACTCGTGCGCGACCCGCAGCCGTTCGATCTCGGCGCGGAGCTCGTCGTTGGCCTGCTGGGCGGCGCGGGCGTCGCGGCGGTGCTTGACGGCTTCGCGGCGCAGCTCGTCGGCGCGTTCGGGGGTCAGTTCGGCCGACCCGTCCGGGTCCGCATCGTTGGGCGGCGGCGTCTCGGGCGGCTGGCCGGTGTCGTCAGCTGCCACTGCTCGCGCTCTTGCTCGTGGCCTTCGCCGACGCCGCGGCAGGTGCCGCCTGCGCCTCTTCGGCGCCGCCGGCGTATGGCTGATCTGACCCGAGGTGCTCGGCGGTGCCGGGCTGACGCTCTGGCGGCCGGTCGTCCTTGGCGGGCTCGCCCTGTACGGGGGCCAGCTCGACGCGCTGTGCTGCAGGCATGACTCACTCCTCCTGATCGGCGAACACTGGGGCCACGCCGCAGTGGTCGCGTTGATGAAACGGAACTGTGTCGGGGTGCCGGTAACGGCCGCCACCAGACGCGATGTTGATGCACCACTCGCACGGGTCGGCGGACAGCTCCTTGCGCCACCCGCGCACCTTGCGTCCACCGACCCGGGCGCCCTCCGCCAGGCCGCCGCGCTGGGCGGCCTGCATGTCCCCGGTCGCCAGGGCACCGGCGTAGGACCCGGCGGCCTGCCGGGCGACGAGCTCCTCGTCACCATCGGCGAGGCGGGCCAGCAAGCGCAGCAGCGGCGAGGTGGCGACCGGCGAGTCGAGACCTACGAGGGTGCCGTGAAGGGCCCGGTCGACCGAGGCAGGCTGCGCGCCGGCGGGCGGTGGCGACAGCACGTTGAGGTAGCCGATGGCCAACTGGGCGGAGCGGCGCTGCCCGCCGCCGACGTACCGTGCCGCGGCGGTCGCGTACGCCGTTGCGGCCTCGTCGGTCCCGGGGTCCTGGAGGCCGAGGAGCATCCCGGTCAGCGCCGTCTGTACGGCGGTCGCCAGCCGCTGCTGGGCCAGCCTATGGCGTTGGTCCGCCAGTGCCACCGTTCGCCAGCGCCGCGAGGTCCGCCGCGGCGGCCTCGAGCGTCCATTCGTTGAGCTGCTGCGGGGTCGCTCCCAGGTATTCCCACACCGCGCGTTGCGGGACCCCGACCGTCTGCAGCTTGACCGCCGCGTCGGCGACCTGGGCGGGGTTGCGCATTTCGGCGTCCTGCCAGACGACCTCCATCGTGGCGGGGTCCTGACCGCTGGCAGCGAGGGCGAGCGCCAGCGTCCTCTCCCAAGCCTCGCCGAACCGCCGCTGACGCTCGCGGACCTTCGCCACGAGCC